TTATGCCTTCTTTGGAAAAAGCCAGTAAATATAGGTACTGCCACTCTGATTGAGCATACATTTTTTCCCATCTGGCGGATTGATACTGGTTTGCTGAACGATAAAACCGTTTTCTGTTGTGTACACTCCCTTACTGCATCCCTGCTGAGTGATAAATGCTGCATAAATCCCTGTTACACCTGCTGAAGCATGCAGCATTGAAATTGGTTCCTCCAGTGCAAAAATGATTCCAAACTCCACATCGAACCCAACATCAATTGTTCTAGGTGATTCTCCATTTCCTGTATAGGTTCCGATCACATAATTTGCTTTTCCCAACATCTGCCGTTCTTCTTCCGTGATATGAAGACTTGACTGTACATGCTCCTGAAACTTCTGATCGAGCGTTTCGTTGTCAAAATTAAAGTCGTCCATCTTGGGCTTATCGCTTCCCACAAACTTGTTAAGCCCCAGATAGTTGGTTTTATATGTGCTGGCCATTCTACTTTCCTCCTTTTTGCCATTCCTCTATTCCCATCATTTCAAGCTGTGACCAGCTTTTGTCCATCTGATCCAGCTGAGCAAAGCTTTTATCCAGCTGATCAAACTCTAGAAAGCTAATGCCCCCTGTTACAAACTCTGCCAAAAGGTGTGCCGGCATCAGTGCCTGAAAGGCTTCCTTTGCCTGATCCAGTGTCATGGAACTGTCCGCTATTTCCAACGCCGTCACCAGAATGGTTCCTTTTTCCGGCATTTCCTCCACCTTAGCCCTGATTCCCAGTGCGCTCAAAGATTGTTCAATTCCTTCCCGATGAAAATCGCTGGGGCCAATTGCCATTTTACTCTGTACAATCTCTCTGCGCTTTTCTTCTGGAATTTGCTGTTTTACCGGAATCGCCAGCATCCTCTCGTACTGTGCCAAACGCTCCGGACTGCAGCTTGATACCACTGCATTTTTTCTCAGCCATTCTATCTCGCCAAATAAAGGTTCCAGTACACGCAGATAACTCTCAATCTCACAACATATCAAAGACTGCGTTCCCTTTGACAGATCATAGATTCCCAAAGAGCGCATTCTCGAATAGAACAGCTCTCTCAAATTCATCTGCTTTTTCCCCCTTACTGACGCTCCATCTGGGAAACAGTACACTCAGACAAAACCAGAATTTCTTTTTCCAATGGGTATACATCGGCCTGCGGCAGCTTAACCCGACAGTTTGCTACACCTTCACAGTTTAAAACTTCCCGCATCAGCAGTGCAAGATAGAGTGCTTTGCCAATTTTCTGTGCTTTCATATACTCCTCCACCGCTTTTTTGCAGACAGCGCTCACATCCTCATAACTGTATCCGTCACTGACCGCAATCTCAACTGAGACTTCCGTCTGTTTTTCTGTTGCCTGCTCCACCGTCAGTTCCACATTGATCTCTTTGATCTGTCCGATTTCTTCCTTCATTCTTGCCAGCAGATCCTCATCTACACCTGGTCCATACACCACAATCCCAACTGTTCCAACTCCATTTACCCTTGGCAGAACCTTTACAGAAGAAACTCCTTCGTAACTCATCGTCTTATTGTAATAAAACGCTGTATTGGTTCCATTGGTCACCATGCGATAGCTGTCCAGCAGTCTCTGCCGCAGCATTTCATCGCTTTCTGCGTCCTCTCCAGAAAGGATTGGCTCCGGATTGCTTACCGCCGTGATGCCCTGCACCGGTGTAATCATCACATTGAGTATCCCAGCAGCCAGATTGCCTCTACTTCCTTCTGTCTGACACTCTACCGGTGCGTCTACGCTCGTTTGGCCCTGCCGCAAAGTCACTTCACTGGTCGTAACAAAACGAATATCCGTTCCATGATTTCCCTCTGTCTGGGAACACGTCAGGAATATACCCTGTGGAATCAAAATATCCTCCGATGCAGCTGACTCCCGGGAAAATCGAACCGTTCCTTTTGCACGGGTTGCCTGCTTGCGAAAAATTCCACGTTCCAACGCGTGCATTTCCAAATTTTCGCCTGTTGCTGTCTGTGGAAAAGACTGCTGTTTTGCAAACTCCAGCTCTTCTTTTATCTTGCTTAACTGCTCTGCCAAAATTTTAAATCGGATGCCAACATCCGAAGCATCATCTGCACGCATCCCTGCAAGCTGCTCATAGCTTTGCTGCATCTGCTCCAAAAAGTTTGCATAATCTTTCACGCTCTCCACCTCCTTTTTAAAAATTCAGCTGCCACAAAAACATTGCCTGTTCTTTTGGTGCATCTTCGCCGCTATACTCCAGCGTCATTTCCAATACCAACTTTTCAAAGTTAGCCTGCCTGCATTGCACTGATGTCACCTCTACCCCTTCCACTGGTAAAATGGCTTCTCTTGCATACTCAAGTGCCAGTTCTTCCCGCTGACTCACAGGCACTTTTCCCAGCATACTCAGTTTACTCCCAAGCTCTTCATCCAGAGCAAAGCTCCCCTTTGGAACGGATAAGCGGATGATTGCCTGCTGAATTTTCTCCATTCCACCACTAATTTTCTCCACAAACCCCTGTTCATTTCTCTTGTGGTCGCCCCGATATAACCAGGTATCCATCTCTTACCTCCCTACTCTACCTTTTTCCCGTTTAACAAAATTGTCCCGTCGTTGCACAGTCGAATACTTGCTCCACCCGACGATTTCAGCAGAATCTCTCCGGGCAAAAGTTCCTCCTGCGGCTGGGATACCACCCCAAGGCAAACCTCTCCGCTCTGCGCAGATAAAATCATCAAATCTTCTCCCTGTGCTGGTCTGGTATAGATTCCATACGGAGCGCAGTGGGGAAGCCTGCGATACTCACACGCACCCACTGCAAAATGCTCCCCGCTTCTGGCACAGATGCTGCTGACTGGTGCATTTCCGCTGTATTCTGTACTTTCCTTTCTTTTTCCTGACGTATTTTTTGCAAGCCACATATTCCCACCTCTATTCCAAAACAAAACGGCTGACTGCCCCACTCTGTGAAAACTCCAGTTCCCGTTTTGCAATATTTCCCCGGAAATAAAATTCCGGTATAGACACTATTACCTCTTCTCCCAGCTCCCAGCTTAAAATCTGCGGCATTTCCACTTCCAGGCAAACTTTTCCTCTAGCTGATTCTTCCATCTGCAATTTTGCGTCCACTGCCGGATTTGCCCACTGCGCGGAAGGAATCAGGCATCGTCGGCGAACAATCCCCAATCCTTCTGCTTTTTCATTTTGGACACAGTTCCGATAGCTTCCCATCTCATCCCGAATCAATGTTTCACTGATAATCTCACTTCGGCGGTTGATCCACCGCACAGAAATCATTGGTGTTTTTTCGGATATGATATGATTTCCTTTTCCCGGCAGAAAAAAAGAAACCCTTCCAAAGTGGATATGAGGTGTTCTTCTAACCGCTCTCTTGCAGAAGGTAGAAAAAGCCTCCCACTCACTTATACCTTTTCCCACCCGATAATTGCTCAAACTTCCTGTAAGTCCCAGCTCGTTTTGAAATCCATAAGGTTTTATATGCTTGTCAAACATTTCATCCAGAGAAACCCTGACATATTCCTGCGGAATTGCTTCATTATCAAGCAGTAGTGCCGCATCCGATCTTCCCCATACAGTCATCCTGCATCCATCCTGCTGCAAGCTCACAATTTGCCGGTCACAGATTCCATGAAACAACCTGTTTCCATCTCCCTGTAGCTCCAATGCCTTAATTTCCTTCATCCATTCCCTTGGGTGAGAAATCAAAAATGTCGCCTTTATGCTGTCCGCTGGTGTATCAACCGAGGAAACACAGGAAAAATGGACTGGAAACATCTTTCTTCTTCGACTTCCTTCCAACGTTTCCACAAAAAGTTCCAGCTTCATTCTTCCATCTTCCTTTCCTGTATAAATCGAAAGGTATAGCTGATGGTGTTGTCCCCACCTTTTCCAACCACCTGCAAGCTGTCAAATACAGCATACATTGGCTCTATTCCTGCACCACTTAAAATTCCGCTCCCTTGCTGTTCCATCATCTTTTTTAAAGAAAGGAACTGTTCCAGTGCATCGGAGCCAAACAGCTCTCCTTCCCCTTCCACAATCGTTAATCCACTTCCCAATTCCTGTAATGATGCTCCAAATCCATAACATCGGCTTTGTGCTGTTTCTTTCAGATACCTCACAACAATTTTCCGCGGATTGTGCCGGAAGGTATAATCCTTAAATCGGAGATTGGTCATCCAGCCATTCCTCCATTCCTCTTCCATATCGCTGGGAGAGCCGTTCCAGTTCGTCTGACATTTCCCTTAGCGGAAGGCTTTCAAAAACAGGTGTCTCCTTTTGTATAAACGGTTCTTCCGTAAAAACAAGTTCTGTTTTTTGCGTTTCCTCTTCCTGCATGGCTTCATTTTCCACAGAAACGCTCTTTTGTTCCTGTAGCATTTCATCGCTCTCTTCCCGCACTTTGCTTACTTTGTGTGTTTCTAAAAAAGGTTCTGCTATTTCCCCGGAAATACTTTCTCTTGGGTGGGAGAAAAACGGGCTATCCTGAAAAACTTCCCTGTTCTTTTTAATCTTTTCTTCGATCCTCATCTTTTTCCCCTATTTTGTCACCGCACTCCCTTTGCTGATACCTGTCCGCTCTCTCCGCGATTTCCTCTAAGCTATATTTCTCCAACACTTCTTCCACAGAACAAAATTTGAGTTCTGACCTTTCCAAAAAGAAAATCAGCGCTGCATTATTCGCAATTGCCCAAAAGCTCTCCTTTTCCTGTGCCGACAATCCTTGCCTCACCCGAAAACAAAGATAATCATATCCTTTTCTTGCCTGCTCTTCCAAGCAAAGCTCTTCCACCGCTGACAGTTTTCTGTACTCCACCCTCTTCCCTCCTTAGATTTTCATTCTTCGGCTGGCAACGAGACTAACCTTCTCCAAAATCACGTCACCCACAGAAGCCGACTGTGTAATGTCTGCCCACTCACATCCCGAGTAGATAATCTTGCAGTCCGGTCGAACCACCACCAAATTAAATCCGCTCAGATCATAAAAATCAATCCCTTCGGTCTGGTACAGACATACTCTGGACAACTCAATCCAGTGTTGTACCCTGCCTCCCACCGTACCTACCGGCTCCTGACTGCCAAACGCTTCGATATATTTGCTCTCCTTGGAAGACTTGACCTTGTAACTTTGCGCCGCTGCAATCTTTCTCCCATTGACTTCAATGTAAATATCCGCACTGGTCGGAATCGATACAAATGCCATTTTCCTTCCTCCTTAAATCGAAATATGGGCAGTCAGATAGATCTGACTTGGCACCGATGCAAGATGGAACTCCAGCTCCACAACACAGACAGTAGGGTCCTCCGATTCATACACAACCGGCGGTTCAAATTCTGTTATAAAGCCCTGCTGCACTTTTTCATCCAGAATCACTGCCACCTGGGAAGCAATGCTGTCCTCGGAAAATCCAATCCTGCTATCTTTCAGCAACGCACTCAGCTGAACCCTCACTGCCCGAATGATATCATCGATCATCAGCACCGTATTAATCGAAACAAAAGTTCTGTCCTCTTCTCCACCCGTCTGTGTTCTGGTTGTTACACACCGAATACATACAACTTCCGACTCCACTTCCTCTAAAACGGTCACGCCACTTTGCAGCAGTGTCTCAATCTCACTTTCTTCCAGCTGCTCGGTCGAAACCAAGCCTTCCATTTTTCTGGAATAAAAGCGATCATCTGGCTGGGACACTGCCAGCATTGCTGCCACCGCTGCTGCTGAGAATAAAACCGACTTTTCTTCCCCTGCAAAACTGCTTCCACTCTCCTGACAGCACAGCACCATTCTCTCACTGTTTAAACTCTGAGCAACACTTTTCGCATTACTTTTAGCTACTGCCGCAACCGCAACCCTTTCCCTCTGATTCTGTGATGCTTCCTGTGTCTTGTCTTTGAGCACCTGCAAAACACTCTGCTCACTGCTGTCACAAAGGATTACGCCGTTCTTTTTTATCTCACACAGCTTTTGAATGGCAGCTGCATAATCTTCTGCCGCTGGTACAGAACCGTCCGTCGTAATCGGCACCACATATAGTCCGCTGATTCCACTCTCCAGCAGCATCCTTGCAATACTGCAAAAAACCTTTCCGGAACCTTCTTCCAAAAAGTATTCCTTCAACTCCTCTACTGAGTGAAGCTGAACCACCGTATTTGCTGGAATATTCTTTTCTTCCTTTACCTTTGCCCCACCGCAGAAAAAGGCATACCGCTGCTCATAGCTTTTCGGTTTGCTGATAATATCGTACTGGGAATACACTCCCGGTCGATAGCTTTTTTTCATATCTTTTCTCCCTTCCTGATAATCTTGAATTGCTCCGGATAGAGTTCTGTTTCTTCCTGGTCTTTTTCTCCGCCGATGATAAAATCCAAGCAAAACCGTACCGGCAGAACAATTCCTCCCCAGTCCTTCTGCCATACTGCCTCTCCACATTCCGCCTGACCTACCTTCAGCTTTTTAGAAAACATCATAGAGTTTAGTACGCTCTCCCAACTTTCCCAGCACTGCTGGGCACTCTTGCAGCAAAAGGAGACCTTGATCCAGACTTCGACTTTTTTGCCTCGTACCTGAAAGCTCTCACCACAAAAATCCTCAAAACCAATTGGCTGCAAGGAAACTTTTTGAATCCCAAGCACCGCAAGGTTTTCTTTCTGCGGATTATTCCGGGGTACATTGGGAAATGCATTCACTACTTCCATCTGCGGACTGGCACTCTTAATTTGTTCTGCCACAATCTGCATGATCTGCGAAAACTCCCCCATCTATTCCACTCCTTCCGCCTTCTGTACGATTGCCCAGAGATAGGCGGCCTCTTTTCCGAAAAATACTTTCTCTGCCCGCTCAACAATGAATTGATCCTCTCCTGCACGGAAAATTACTCCATTTTGTACCAGGTCTGCATCCTGAGCCGCTGCCAACATCAACCATTTTCCCTGGTGCAAAACACCTGATTCTGTGGACACGATTTTTTCTGTCCGCTCCCGAATCGGATTTAAGTAAGCAGTAAAACATTTTTCCCCTTGCTCATACGGAAAATATACTTTTCTCCCACACTGATAAATCAGCCGTTTTGCAATTATCTGGCAGGACATATCTCCACTCCTTTCAGGCAAACTCCCTGGGAATCGATCAGATCCCCCACCATCTCCATCAGTTCCTTGCGGGCAGCCTGACCATCACTCTGGGTAAAGGAAAGATCCCCCACCTTCACACTGGCACATACCGTTCCCTGAATACTCTGGAATCGATGGTTCGCAAGTGCTGCACATGCAAGAGCTAAACGCTGTTCGTGATTTTTTACGTCCACTCCTGCACGCAGTTTTCCTTTTAACTCCTCCCAGCATGCCAATACTAATGGCTCCCATTGCTCTGCCTCATCAGCGGATAAACCGCTGATGAGGCAAAAATTCTGCATTAACAAAATTTCATCCATATTGTCCCTTTCCTTATTTTGCAAGAATCTTCACTGCATCCGGGAAGATCTTCGAAAATCCTGCAATCGAGGTAACCGCTGCACGCTCCATCTGACAGTCAATCAGTTTGTCATACTCAACATTAATGCCGCCGGCAGTCACCATTTCCAGTGCATAACGCTTGTCCAGACCGATGATGGTTCCTTCCGGAACTGCGGAGGAAACAAACAGCTTCGCACCCAGAGGAGTGGACAGGCAGCCGGTCGCCTGGAAATTCAGTCCTGTCTCCGGATTCTGTAACTCTGGAACCTGCAGAAGCTTGAGCATCATATCAGGAGATACCAGCATCACATTCATCTGGTATTCTCCAAAGCTGCCCCACAGATTGAGCAGATCCTGATAAGTCAGACTGTCACCGCTGGATAGCGATACCTTTTCCGCCGCATTGTCATTTCCGTCACCATGAATCAGGACATTGACCGCATCTTCAAGCTGTGCCTTGCCGATGCAGGAACCGATCTGTTTGAGCGCCACGGTAAACAGATCCAGTCGCTGGAACTTGATTGCTTCATAAGAAGCCACCATCATGCGGCCCCTTTTTCTCAGTTTAATCAGGCTGTCTTTGAGGTGGATAGATGTTTCTGGAATAAAACCGCCTTCCTCAATAACCGCTGGAGACTGTTCTTCCCAGTTTGCATCAGACACAATAGCACGATAATCCATTCCCTCAATCTGTGTCTGCGCCGCACAGATCTCTTCCAGAATGTGATTGTCATCCACGCCCTGTTTTACTGCTCTGGAAACATACTCTGGGAAAAGAGCAGCACTGTCCGATGTCGCAAAGAATTTCTGAAGTCTGTCACTGTCGTGACCGGATACCTTGATATCAAAACGCTTGAGCTGACGCTGGAAGGCATCATATCCTGCAAGCTCAGTACCGCGATACTGCTCGGATGGATCCAGTCGTTCCAGACACTTGGAAAAGCCTTCCGCTGTTTTATAAAAATCCTTCGAAATAGAAATGTTCTGATAATTGTACTTCATAGTAAAATCCTCCTGTTTTTCTTAAAATAAGATACTCACATTTTTTGCAGCAGTGTCTACCTCTGTCACCAGCACCTCTCTGCCGCCTTCTCCTTTGACCGCATCTGCATTGCTGTCCGCCATCAGACCGACAAATCCCACTGTCGGGTCCTCACCGGAATAATGCAGCACCGTAAAACCTCCGGTCTGAATCAGGGCATATTCTCCTCTCATTGAGTGAATCACACCCATAAATTTCCCCGAAGTTGCCTTCTTTACGGTATTGTTTGCACTCATTACGACCAGATCACCCGGTGCTGCTTCCCCATCACAAAGCATTGTGATATAACGGCTGTTGTAACCCTGTAAACAAATATCTTTCATCCGATTGTCCTCCTTAAATCATAAATTGTCTGTCCGACATTTCGTCGTGTTGTTCTGATGCAGGTTCTGCCTGTGAAAACTGTGCATCCTCCAAAATCTGCTGTGGGCAAAGTATCTCTTTCAGCATCTTCATCTGCCCCACAGAAAGATGGTCAAGCATCTGACCAAATTCCTGGTTTGTTCTCTCATCAAAACCTTTTCTGGAAACGACCTCCTGCATCAGCTCTCTTCTTGCCGCTTTTCGCACCTGCTCACAGTCCTCCAGAAGGTTCTGAATCAGCTCTTTGAGCTGGCCTGTCTCTTCCCTGTCAATCCACACTCCATTTTGTGTTCTGGCTGCCTCCCACAGCTTCTGTACTCCGTTTTTTTCTCGACTGCAGCCTGCCTGTTTGATAATCCCTGCCTGACGCTGTGCTGGTACTGCAACAAACGACCATTCATAGGCATCCTGAGCATCATGCAGAATGGTGTAGCATAATTTCCCATCATATACCTGACCAGGAACATGCCCGCATTCCAAAACATTTCTGTTTTTTCCGCACACCGAGCAGATACTTTGACGCACACTGCATCCAACACTCACCTCCTTTTTGATTCCCGCCTCGATCTCCAGGATCTGATCGCGGTTTGCTTCAGTACGAACCATATAGGCCTTTGCAATCAGCGCATAATATGGTTCTCCTAAGGCATTCACTTTTCCCGGGAAATTTTCTACGCTCACATCATAAATCCTTGCCATCTGGTTTTGACTTTTGGGCTCATGATCGCAGATTCCCGTCTTGCCTAAAAACAGGTTGGAAAGCTGTGTCAGCGTCTGGACATCAAACTGTTCCATATCCCTGTCAATGTCATTATCACATAACAGGACCCGAAAGCAGTACAGTTCTTCTGCTGAAAATTCCCTTCTTGTCAGTGTGTTGATTTTCTGCAAATCTTCCTCACCAATGTAAAGGCTTTTGCAGATTAAATTTCCCGACTTACTACAGTTCACCGTGATGTTCCTCCTCTTCTGCCTTTTCTCCGTATTCTTTTTCCAGTTTTTTCTCAATTTCCTTTGCCTGCATCTTCAAAAGCTGTGCCCTTGCCTGTTCCACTTCATCGGTAATGCTGACATGCTTCCAGTTCACCCGTATCGTTCCGCCAATCCCTTTCTGGTTCAGATGATACCTGCAAATCCGCAGGATCACCGAATTGAGCAGTTCCCGATAACTTTCCAGCTCACTTGCCAGAATCTCCGCCTGCTGCTGGCTCATTCGCTCGGTGGTGGACCAACTTAGTCCCAGGATAAACGGCGGCAACCCCAATTTTGCTACAATCTGCTCCAGCATCTGTCTGACTGGCACCTGTGTATCGATGATTTGATTATCTGCACCAATCACCCGGATGTTGACATCCCCAACAGCGATAAAATCCTTGACTCTGCCGCTGTCATGCATCGTGTCTGCCCATTGACGCGCCATATCCTGCGCAATCTCTCTGGCATAGGCTCCATCAATGTTTCCCTGCGGATTGTAGGTCACCGCAAATCGCAGGTTCCCCATCCTTTCAAAGTTCTGTCCTATCGCCTGATAGATGTTGAGCAAAATGGACGATACAAACGGCAGTCCTGACAACAGAGAACGTCCCTTTATCTCTCCGGCTTTTGGATTTAATGCCGTAAACAAAATTCGCTCCGGATGGGCAATCGGATATTCTTTTACACCATCTGTACAGGCGAAGAAATCGACTCCCACCGGTGTTTCCCCCTGCTTCACCTTCAGACAAGAAAGCGGAACATTGTATAACGCCCCAATTCCCTCTCCATTGCGCAGAGGAATCATTTCCCCCGCCGCATTTCCATAGGTCAGCAGATTATCCAGATAGCAATACAAAAATTGCGTCAACCCCACAGAAGAAGCACCCACCGGAACTTGCGCACAAAACTCATCCAGTTCCCGCTGCCCTTCCTTATTGGAACAGATAACCTCAAAGCCACCTACCAGACGGATAATCTTATTGATCGATGCATCCACCAAAGGTACCGCCTGCCGAATCTGGTCAAACAGCTGATTTTCTCCTGCGTCCATCATCCCTGCCTGTTCCAACCGATAAAATGGCCTACCCTTGATCGGTCCCGTCTGGACTGCTGCGGTGTATCCTCTCCCCATCTCCTCAGAATCTTTTTTCTTTTTCCAGCTCCATTTCCACCTCTGCAATCAATCCTTCTCCTTTCTGTTATGACCTGTTTTCCCTTTCCTGTGCAATGACACAAAATCCACTTCTTTTTGGGCGAAATACTTCCATTGCAAAATAACGAATCTCATCCATTGCATGATCATTTTCTTTTACAGGCTGATCTTTCTGTGCCTTTTCGCTCCACCGATAAAGAGAAAACTCCCGGATACTGTCCCTGCAATTTTGCAAAAATAATATCTTCCCGGAATTAAGCAGCATGGACACCAATTCAATTCCTTCCAGTACCTGATTTTTTGCGGGAATAACCCGAAACTTTCCATGTCTGCGGATGCACTCGATAAAACTTGCTGCACTTGGGTCTACAATAACTGTCTCCACCTGTTTCCCTGTACACAAATGTTCCAGTTGGGCATAATGCTCCTCATCGGTCCGACAGACTCCTTCTTTTCTGGAATCATAATAGTATTCATCCAGACGATACCACACTCCATCAGCCTCGCCCCACAGCCCCATCGAACATGGATTGACCGTTCCATAGTCGCAGGAAATCAAAAAATGCCTGCACTCCGGACAACTGTCCAACACGTGCCTCTCTTTGGAAAACATCGGATAAACAAGCCCCTGAGGTTGTACCCACTTCCCCAGCACGAAGCGCTCATAAAAGTTTCCGCTGTAAAGATTTTCGTATCGTCTGCGCATCCTGACTGAAAGAGAAGGATTATCCTCCATCCGAAAATGAAGATAACATAGATTTTTTTCCTTTCTTTTGCAGATCCAATCCGTATAAAACCAGTGCCCCGGATGTTCCGGATTACAGTTAAACCAGAACTTGCTTCCTTCTATGGAACATCTGGCTACTGCCTGTTCTACAAAATCCCGGTTTTGCAGCGCAACCTCATCGAAAAATACACCTGCCAGAGTCATTCCCTGAATGGACGCCGCACTCGCACTGTCTTTTCCCGAAAATAGATAGTACCGGTTTGTTCTTCCTCCACAGCTTAATTCCAGATAGTTCTGTGAAATCTTTTCCCTGCACTCAAATCCCATTTCTGATAGCAGTTCCCGCACCGGAACAATCACATTTCTGCGCACTGAGGAAATTGTTTTCCCGCAGATCGCAAAATTTTTCCTGTCAAAACAGGCCATACTCCAAATCAGAAAGGACAGGGTCATGCAAAGTGTTTTTCCGCTTCTCACCGCTCCATCACAGATAATCCCGTCATAGCTGCTCTGTGGATACCACCAGCTAAGTACCTTTTTCTGCTTTGAACTAAACCTGTTCAAATATCTTCACCTTCTGTCAACTCTTCCTTGCGTTCGCCCTCCTCTTTTTCACCACAACGCAGTGCCTCCAGGATGCTGTAAAATCCATCCTCTTTCCTTTCTGATTTGCTCTGTTCCTCCAGCCGCATCAGCAGTTCACATGCCTTGAGCTTATCATAAAACTGATACTCCACTCCCTTTCCTTCACTGTACTTCGTTGTCAGAAAACTGTCTGGAGAAATCCTGCCTTCCGGATCAAGCGATACCCTTGAAAACAAAATTTGATAAAGTCCCAGTTTTGCAAGCTCGGCCGGTGACTGCTGCGCAAACAGATTGGAAAGCTTTTTCCATTCTGTTCGTACTTTTCTCAGACTCAATTCCCAAATACTTTCTACTCCAGCTTTTCTCGCCGCAATATCGACGTCTCTGCTCCAAAAGTACCAGTAGGCGAAGATCTTTTCCTTCGATACTCCCGCGATCAA